ACATTCCCTGAACATAAATCTGGTGATTGTGGAACCCCTTTAGTATCCACTATAGGATATAAAACTTTCTTAGTAGGAATTCACTGTGCTGGAGTTAGAGACATCGGTTACGCCTGTGTCATAGATAAGACGATTCTTATGGAGAAGTTACAGATCCTTAAGGATAGATGTATTCTTACTAATATCGTCTCTGAAGGTTCTTTCCGTTTTAATACGACTAGTGAAATAGTACCTTTGGGTCCTAAATGCCCATTATTGTATGAAGATATACCCTCTGTCAACGTCTATGGTAAAATCAGTGATCATTTACATATTACACCCAAAAGTACTTTAACACGGAGTATCTTCTTTAACAAGACTGATTATTTACTTGGAATACCATCAACTTACGATGGTAAACCAAAATATATGGCTCCTAAAATGAGATCTTTTAGAAATGACGGTGTTTTTTGTTCCCCTGAAAATAACTTTATTAAGAAAGTTGGTGTTCTAAAAGCTCCTTTAAATAACAGAATTATGGAAAATGTGGTTCTCTCCTTTACTAGTGATTTAATTTTGCGATTGAAAGAAGAAAATATAACAAGTGCAAATCCAGTACCTCTTGATGTTGCTCAAAACGGTTTCCCTCTCAATTTTTATTATAGAGCAATGAGAAATAATACCTCTGGTGGTTTTCTATTTACTGGTACTAAAAGTAAATATCAAATCAAGACACCCCTAGACTTTAAAGAAGATGCAGTTACGCCTAAAGCTGAAGTTAAAATTCAAGTCCAAGAAATAATAAATTCTTATTTAAATGATGAAATTAGTCATTCAATAGTTGGAGCTTAGTTAAAAGATGAACCTAGGTCACGCGCTAAAGTTTTATCCGGAAACACTCGAGTTTTTGCTATGTCATCCTATGACATGACATTAGTTAATAGAATGTATTTAATGCCTTTTTATAGTTTAATGTGTCAGCAGAGGGATGTTTTCTTTACGAAAGTTGGAATTAACATGCACTCGTCAGAAGTTGACATTATGTATAATACTCTCAATAAGTTTTCTCCATATATTATGGAGGGAGACTATGGTGGATATGATACAAGTATGCCAGTTGGCATAGGTATTATGGCAAACTCCGTTGTGTATAATTCCTTAAAGAAATTAGGTTATAATGATCATGCATTACGAATAGTCCAAGGATTGTTGACAGACAATCTTTACCCTACTGTAGTAATGGATGGAACAGTGTTCACTCCACCCGGTTTTCAACCATCTGGCAAATATGCAACTGCCGAAG